TATGTGGGCAAGAATGCCTATTACAGCACTTGTTGCAGACACTCCTTATGAAGAATGGCCTGAACCGATGCCTACTTGGGCGGTACAGCCTTGGGACTGCATGTCTCACCATCACTCAGTCTATAAGATAGAAAGAGCTTCTCCTGCACCTTGGATTGCCAAAGTTGATGGGGAGTTCTATCCGGCAAAGTATTACTTTACGGTAGACTATACTGATAGCGAGGTGGCAGATGACCCTGCACAGCACAAGCAGAGTCATGTCTTGGAGCTTCTCGACGCAGGCGAGTACACTGGAAATATAGTGGCCTTGCCCAATAATCGAGTCCGGGTAACGCATCCGGCTTGGTTTGAGACAGGAGAAGGTGCGCCGGACTTCAGACCGAACCAGAAATCATATAACTCCAAAGAAGATGTGGAGTACACTCAAGATACTGCTAGGGTGTTCAATAACTTATATAGCGAGGGTTACAATGAAGAAGACTAAAGGCTACATGGCTGGCGGTAAAGCTAGAATGAGTACCAAGATGATGGCTAATGGCGGTCTTACCGGGGCTTTAAAGAAAGATTCTGCTATGGCTAAAGGTATGGCTAAAGGTGGCAAAACCAAAGGCATGGCTAATGGTGGTAAGACTGTTGCCAGAGGCAGCGGTGCAGCAAGAACTCAGTATTTCGGGAAGAATGGCTAAATGGCTATTGATCGCCCACTAAGCACACCGCTCCCCATCAACCAAGAGATGGGTGAAGTTGAGATTGAAATAGAAAACCCAGAGTCTGTCTCTGTTGAGACACCTGACGGCGGGATAATAATTGATTTCAACCCAAGTGAAGAATACCATTGGCTTTACGATAAGGTTATTACTCGTGATGATTGTGATTTTTTCACAACTACTTATCTTAATAATCCTTTCCTTGAAACAAGCATTAAAAAAGAAATTGAAAGGCTTAAAGAAACGGATGAACAGTATTGGCAAATCTACGGATTAGGTCAAAGGGCAGCAAGTAGGTCTACTGTTTTCAGATATGCAGAAGCAGATCAAATCCCAACAGGTGCTGAATTAATATCTTACGGAATGGATTTTGGCTACTCTAACGATCCAACTACTTTAGTAAGCATTTACATTGAAGATTTTAATTTGTACGTTAAAGAGCATCTATACAGGACACAGATGACCACCAATGATATACACAAGTTCCTGCTAGATCAACACCTAGAAAACAAACCTATCTACGCTGATTCAGCAGAACCTAGACTGATAGATGAATTAAAAAGAATGGGTCATAAAATATTCCCATCCCTTAAAGGTAAGGATTCAGTTAATGCAGGTATTGATCTACTAAAGAGGTATAAGATAAATGTGTTAGGTTCTTCACTAAATGCTATCCAAGAGTTTAGAAACTACAAATGGCAGGAAGACCGAACAGGTAAACTGATAAACACCCCAATAGATAAGAACAACCACTTAATCGACCCCTGCAGATATGCAACTTATTCTATCCTTTCTAAGCCTAATTTCGGCAAATACACAATAAGTTAAATATTTATTATAAAATTTTTGTTTTATAACTTTATTAGGTTACCTTTGAATTATAATTAATCAAAACAAAAAAAAACAAAAATGATCAGATTAAACAAATACAAGCAAAACCTAACAATCCACAATAACGAGGTGTGGAGTTACACTACCCATGTAGCAACCATTGTAGATGCTACATTAGTGCAGCATGGATATTGGAGTGTTACTACTCAAAAACATATTAACTACGTTGCAGATCAGTACGACTTAGATTTAATAAAAAAATATTAACTAACTTAACCACAAAAAAAATGAACGATTTATTTACAGATCAAGAACTAAAAGATATCCTTAGTGATTTAAAGCCTATTGAGATTCCAATGGGTGATGATGAAATCCACAGGGAAGAATTATATTGGACTATTGGCTGCATTGAAATTTATGCTGATGTAATTTGTGTAAGAAAAACCATTCACGATACAGATACTTATGAAGAATACGGATACATGAGAACTGATAACGGAACTTATGAATACCTATTTGAAATTGATGAGATGTCTATTTATTGTGATAGCGATGAATGCTCAACTTACAACCAAAGAGACAAGGTTGTTATCCCTATCCTAAATGATTTAATTACTATTTATTAAGTTTGCACATGGACACAGTAACAATGGAACAGATAACCGAAATAAGAGACTTAGAATATTGGAGCAATGCAACACTTTGCTCCGATATACTAAATGAATGGAAGAAGATAAAGCCAAACAATAAAGAAACTTTGGCTATGCTCAAGGCATTAGGAGAGATGCATTTCTATACTGCAAGGTTAAGGGATGATGTAAACAAAAGGGACAAGTATATTACTAAGGTTCAAAAGCAAAGGCTTGAATGGATGCAAAAGTGTTCACACTTAGAAAGGGATTTAAAGATGGCATTGCAATAAGAATTTTTTTTTGTTTGGTTAAAAGGTGGTCAGAAATGGCTGCCTTTTTTTATGCCTTATAAATTATATTAAAAATTTCGTTACTACTATTATGAAAGCAAGTATAAAAATACCTACCCACCTATCAGAAATAACTCTAGAGCAATACCAAAAGTTCTTAAAAGTAGAATCAGAAAGTGAAGATGATTATTTTTTGCAATGCAAAATGATTGAGATATTCTGTAACGTTGATTACAAAGATGTATTGAATATAAAACTGTCAGATGCTGATAACATTACTGAAATACTTAAAGAAATGTTTTCACAAAAACCCGACTTAGTAAGGTTTTTTAAAATGAACGGAGTTAATTATGGCTTTCACCCCAACCTTGAAGAATTAACATTAGGAGAATATATTGATCTAGATACCTATATTGGTAATTGGGATAATATGAGCTTAGCAATGAATGTCCTCTACAGACCTGTTAAGCAGCGCTCAGCGAACAAATACCTCATAGATGAGTATAATCCCTTAAATAAAAATTCAATGGCTTATATGCCCTTAGATGCGGTCATTAGTTCAATTTTTTTTTTGTTTCATTTAGGGATCGATCTATCACTCAACGTTACGAGTCATTATTCGGAGGATCATCAGAAACAACATCAGTCGCATCGGGATTCTCACAAAAATGGGGGTGGTATGGCTCAGTCTTTAGCCTCGCTTCGGGAGATATTACAAGATTCGAAAATATCACTAAACTAAATTTACATGAATGTTTAACCATGTTATCATTTATGAAGGAGCGAGATGAAGTGGAAGCACAACAAATAAAAAATAAAAGGAAATGAGTAATCAAGGAATTAGGGGTTTTTACCAACTGACCGAAACAATAAAAACAAATTTACTAGCAGACGTAAACTGTAAAACCGTTACGACAGGTAATCTTGAAGATATTAATTTAGAAAAACAGGACATCTTCCCACTTGCTCACTTAATAATTAACCAAGTAAGTCAAGAAGATGGTGTTTTACGTTTTAGTATAAGCATACTAAATATGGATATTGTTGATTTTAGTAAGGAAGAAACTGTTGATTTATTTACAGGGAACAACAACCTGCATGATATTTTAAATACTCAACTGTCAGTATCTAACAAGCTAATACAAGTACTTAGAGGAGGCGATTTACATCAAGACAAATATCAATTAGATGGAAATGCTACCCTAGAACCTTTTTATGATAGGTTTGAAAACGAACTAGCAGGTTGGACTGCTACCTTTGATATTTTGATTTATAACGATATTAGATATTGCTAATGAATTTAAAGAAAACAAATGAGGCATTGAATAAATTTGGTAAGTATGTTGTGCAGCAAAGCAAAACAAACTTAACAAAAGACAAAAAAGGAGGGGGGTCTTTATACAATTCTGTTCGCTATGATTTAGATCAAGAACAGAATGCTTTTTTATTAGATTTCTTAATGAATAATTACGGAACATTTCAAGACCTAGGTGTAAAAGGTTCTAATCCATCATTAGTAAAAAACGGAAAACAAAAAGCACCAAACAGTCCTTATAGTTATAAATCAAAAATGCCTCCACTTAAACCTTTAATGAATTGGGCAAAGATGAAGAAGATAAGGTTTAGGGATAAAGAAGGTAAGTTTAAAAGAGGCAATTATAAATCTATTGGGTTTTGGTTACAAAAAAGAATATTTGCTCAAGGTTTAAAACCAAGTTTATTCTTTACAAAACCTTTTAATAAAGCCTTTGCAAATTTACCCACAGAAGTAATAAATGCCTTTGCAATAGATATTGAAAAATCAATTGTGTTAGGAGTAAAAAAATAATTATGGCAAACATTTTATTGAGATCACCAAGATTAGAAACCATTACTGTTGCAAGTGGAATAAATAGTGTTGGGTTAGAATTAAGTATTAACGGAACGCTTAGATACAACATTGTAAAAAATGGAACTGTTGGAACTGTATTGACCTATGAAATATCTGAACTAGTAAGGGACTATTTAAGCATTGCTTTTAATGGAACGCATACTGCACAAACTGTAGATATTAGTTTTTTATATAAGTCTTATAGTGGGCAAAATGGAACAGGTAGCAGTTCAGCCTCAAGTGCAACAACTCACAAAGGGTTTGATGGATATGGTACTTTCATGGAAGGAGTAAATCCAACCGTAAGCACTTATGAATGGTTAATAGAAAAAGATGTTATTAAAGATGGTTATTACTTTTATGCTCCTATTGGAGTATCGGGTGTTGTTCCTGTTTCAACAGATAGCGTTTTATCTTACACAGGGTTTGATGCAACTAATCCTCAAACAATTACTTTAGC